ATGGCGGGTTATTTGTCCTGGTTATTCCCCCGTTGTAAAATCTCTCCTAAACTTAACGGTACGGCACCACACTTCGGGGATGAAATGTTCGCGCTGGTACTTTTTGTTTGCTACCTGGATGGCGGTTGTGAAGATATTGTTGTGGATGTCTACAACACGGAACAGCAGTGTCTTTATTCTATGAGCGATCAACGGATCCGCCATGGCGGTTGTTTTCCGATTGAGGATTTTATAGATGGTTTCTGGCGACCAGCACAGGAGTATGGTGATTTTTAATTATTGCAATTGCACAAGAGTCAGTTCGCCCCCAAAGACAGCACCGGTATCAATATAATGCAGGTTGCCAATATCCACGCGATGTCGCAACGGTGTATGACCAAACCAGAAATGATCAGCACCTGTAATTCCCTGCCCTTTTTGGCGTTCACCTAATCGCGAGCGGCTCCACAAGACCTGATGCAAATCAACGTCCTTTTGCCATTCATAAACATCATCTGGATAATCGGCATGAGCAATAACATGTTTGCCGGTACGACTGTGTACTTCAAGAATAAAGGGCAAATGCTGACATTTTTCCAGCGCCGTTTTCGCTTGTTTCTGTTGATTATCTGCCAGCGCAATAAACCAGTCGCCGCCATTCATCAACCACAAAGACATCTGCTGGGATGCCAGCGCATCCATCGCCATCTGTTCATGATTGCCTCTTACCGCACAAACCCAATGTTGTTCCAGTAACTGCAGACAACGTAAACTTTGCGGCCCACGATCGATAACGTCTCCTACTGAGATAAGTAAATCTCGCCACGGATCAAAACGACAATGCCATAATTTGCGGCGCAACTGCTCAAGACAACCGTGTATATCGCCAGAAAGCCAGATATGTCGCCATTGATGACCCGCAATTCTCTGATAAACGGGCGCAGGCTGTTTCATCAATATTTTCCTCCCGCGCTAAAGATCACATAATCTTAACAAGAATGTTAAAAAACGCTGGACTCAGACAGTAGAGTGTGTGTTATGGTTGACTATAAAGTCAGCGAAGGAAATGCTTCTGGCTTTTAACAGATAAAAAGAGACCGAACACGATTCCTGTTTTCGTCAACAAACAACAAAATCTTTTAGAATTAATGTGTTAAATAAATTTATGCTCATCTTTTAATCTCTAACACGTACTATTACATATTAATACATTCAATTAGTTACCATTTTTTTCGAGTTTTTTAGAGAAATTTTCGGGAATATTTCAGGTCAATCCATGCATACACAAGCAATTCCTGTATTGAATAATTCCGTAGCAATTATGTAAAATCATCTCCGGCTGATTTTCATTCAAACTCGCGCTATCGAACGTCCATCAGCCAGCCGTGGCACGTTCTTGCATACGACGTGCCGCGGATCCTATTATTCTAGTATGAAATCCCTAACCGATTTCAAATTCTCCAGACTGCTCAGATTCTCTTTTATCCCACGCTGGCGCTGATAAATCTCGTCATTGCAATCGACCTGCGCTATCGCTGCCGCAGTTCTTCCAGTTTCTGCATCGATAACTCCATCTTCTGAGCAATAAACCTCACCTATGCAATATTTTATGTCAATTATTTCAATTGCATTAATATCTTGAATGGATTACATAGAGTTAATGTATCCAGTACTCCCTATTCTCTTGCATATAATACATGTTGCAACTTACATCTCAGCGCTATGAAAAAACACCACCTCTCTCTTTATGAAATTCTGGATTTACCAAGCGCTAATTTATCATTTCAATCTACCTTTAAGCATTGCATTTATCTCCCTACGAGGTCATACTTTAGGAAGTTAAATATGAATGATAATATACCTACAGCGCGAAATCACAAACAATCGACTTGTATTACAGAAAAAAACATGCCTATCTTTTTAAACTTCACAGCAGGCAGTATCTTACCTGAGAATGAGCTAGCATCTTTACGTTATATTGTGCAGCAAAATCAAAATGATACTGTAATCATAAAAGAACGTTATAAAATGGATATCCGTTATATCGAATCAGTCAATGGTTTTACAGTAAATCCTGTATGCAGTAATCATTTCTCCATATTTATGGCGAGACAAAACACTATTGCTCGCAACCTGGAACAGCAGATCAACAACGGACGAAGTTTTGCACAAATATCTCAGGATTTTATGCTTCAATTATCTTCAAATATAGGATGGAAAAAAGGGGCCGAAAACGCCCTTAAAAATAAAATCCATTCTCATTCATTTGTTGTAAATCCTGATGAATTCTCTTGCGACACACAATTTCTTAAGTGCCCAATAACATTATGCGTTCCAGAAAAAGGGGTTTTTGTCAAGAACGCACTGAACTCCAACATATGCACTCTTTATGATAAGTCTGCGTTCATGAATCTCACAAGAGAACATCTACCCCACCCTCTCAGCAGGGAAAAGATAGTAAAAGAAATGATTATTGAAAGGAATATGTGTTATTTTGACACCATAAGTCAGCATTTCATAATTATGGATGCAGACCAACAGAAACAGCATTGTAAATAAAATGTAATAATTACATACTATTAGTGATTCTCATGCATCGTAAGCGGCTCGCCAGAACCGTATTGATATTTACTGAGCGCTCAGATCAACTTTCCATGGCAACAGATCGCGTACCCGGTTTGCCGGCCAGTCCTGGATATGCTCCCGCCGACAATATTAATGGCCAGGAAATGTTTAAAACAATGATTCTGTTTCCTAACCATCAAGTGTATATGCTGGCTCAATTACTCAATATCTATGGGTTGAGTTCTACCCAAAGTGGCTCTGTAGTCGCTTCTTCTTACAGTATGTTCAGGTGTTGCAGGCACAGTTGTGGAGCGTAGATGCGTTGTTGGTTTACCATGCTCTGGTACATAAAAAACGCCAGTGCCATGGTAACCTGATATAGAAACGTTAATTCCGCGACGTTCAAACTCGGCATAGACGTGTTCTGCTAAAGACCTCTTTTGACCAAATAATGCCCTGGCCAACCAGCCGTTATTCATATTTGCGGATTTTTCTATTTCATCAGGAGAGAAGTCTTTGTTTTTTATTATGTTGGCTGAGTTACAGGATGTTAATCTGATATCATCTATTTCATGAAGATTATGTTGAACAATGCGGTCGACAATATCTGACGGTGATAAAAATTCATCTCCGCACTTAAGAAGAGGTAGACCAGCAGAACCATGCCCAGACAGATAAATTTTGTTGTATTTTCCTGGTGTTAAATCATCTGGCAGGATGGTTTTCATCTCTGTCGCTGTAATACTTATAGCTGCAGCAGCAACAACATCGCTATTACTTGATTGTAGATGGCTTTTATTTGCTCCAGGATATGTAAACTCCATTTTCCTTTTATCAAAATCTTGTTTTGTAGCATCATTCAGGAATAATAAATCATACGGTTTTTTCCCCGTTGTGACTCTTGAAACATTTTGGCCAAGAATATTAAGAGTATAGTCATTAACGGATTTCATTCCTAAAAAACAAGTAATCCTTCTTTCTCTTGCGCTTTTTCGATTGTTCTCCCTGCTAAAGTTATTGGGATGGATTGAGATTGTTTTGTCGGAACTGATACGCTGGCGCTAATAGGTAGTAGGGTTCTTATGCTAAACATACAACCTCTTTCTTAATTTTCGAACCTGTTTAGGATTCTGTGTAAATTCAAAATAAACCTGTCTGAACATTCCTAACAAACATCCACCGGACATGACAACAAAAACCGGAGCCGGACTCCGGTTTTTGTGAAGCTGTCGGCTATTTCATTCCGCCAATATTTTCCCACGTCCCGTCAGCACGCAGAATTTGCAGCGGTCTTACCACGCACTGTATCTGCTTTTTATCCGCATCCAGTATCACCACCTGCGTGATTACCCTGGCCTGCTCCGGGATAATGCCATTCTCATCGGACTCCAGAATGTCTGCCGGTCCCAGTCGCAGCTGTGCTGTAGGCGACTGCACGTGTTCACGGCCATCATGCTTTCCGCAACCACACAGACACTGCATAAGTTTTTTTAGTATATTCATGTCATTCTCCTGTTCTGCCTGTATCACTGCCCACTTCATCCAGCCCCTTAACATCCTGCCACGGCCCGTCACCAAACCTGACCTGCAAATGCCGAAACAGCCCCTGAACCTGTGTGGCATCTTTGGGGTCAAGAAAGGTCAGTCCGGTGATGAGTGCGCCATCTGTATCCGGGAACCAGCCATTGCTGTTTGTCTCAATAATGCTCGCGGCCCCAGACGAAAACGGATTTGTGTCTCCCCCGGGTCGCCCTTCGGTCCCTGAGGTCCGGTTGCCCCCACCGGGCCAGCCGCACCTGTTTCTCCTTTCGGTCCCTGTGGGCCTGCCGGGCCTGCCGCACCGGTATCTCCCTTTGGACCCTGTGGACCTGCATTTCCCGTCAGACCGGTCTCTCCCCGCTCTCCCCTGTCACCTTTCGGCCCCTGCGGGCCTGCCGGACCAGCATCACCTGCCGGTCCCCGTTCGCCGGTTGCCCCGACAGGGCCGGTGTCACCGCGCTCTCCCTTATCACCCTTCGGCCCCTGAGGACCCGCGGGCCCCTGTTCCCCCTTTGGCCCGGGAGGTCCCACCACGGTGGGGATTCGGTTTACGGCCTCTTCCGCCGCTATCCTGCTTTGTTCCGCTGACTGTGCGCTTTCTGCTGACTCCCGGGCTTTTTCTGTTGCGGTCGTTGCATCCCTGGCTGCATTACCGGCTGCACTTTCTGCCGTCTTTCTTGACAATTCAGCTTCTGCTGCACTTTGTGATGACTCACTGGCTTTTTGAGCGGCCGCAGAGGCCGAGGACGAGGACGCCTCCTCTGACTGCTTTGCAGCGGCTGCACTTTCTGCCGCCTGCCGGGCTGACTCCGATGCATCCCCTGCTGAAGTGTCAGCATGTGCAGCGCTCTCTTCTGCCTGACTGGCTGATATGCCGGCATTCCTCGCGGACGTCTCCGCCTCTCCGGCATTCTTCTTCGCCTCCTCAGCGTGACGCGCCGCTTCTTCCAACATCAGTTCAAAACGACGCAGTGCCTCCGGCCGGACGTCATCCTCCGACATGGCACCGAGAAAATCATTCAGCGTCCCCGGTTGAGAATCTTCATACACGGTGATGGTCCCGGCATGTGACGGCGGGAAGCCCTCCACCAACAGAATGACGCTGTACTGACCGTACTCAACGTCCATGCTGTAACGACCGGCTTCATCCGGATTTTCAGAGGCCACCGTGTTCACCACCACCGTGCTGCTGGTCCGTCTGGCTTTCAGTTGAATGGTGCAGTTCTCTACCGGTTTTCCTGTGCCGTCTTTCAGTACACCTGAAATCTTTACTGCCATATTCACCCCACAAAAAAGCCCGCCTGAACCGGCGGGCTGTCATAACACTGTGTTACCTGGCTAATCAGAATTTATAGCCGACACCCACGATGAAGCCGTCAGTGCGCCAGTCGCCACTGCCGGAGCCTTCATAAGCAATATCAATGGCCACGGATTCGGTCGGGTTAAACTGCACGCCAGCCCCCACGCCAGAGACGTGTTGCTGTGGCGACCGTCATCACTTCCGGTCAGCACGTCGTGCGTTTTCCCCTGTTGTCAGTTACGCGGAGATAATCCCCGGAGAAAGTCGACACACGGCTGTAAGCCACACCCGCCATCGCATACGCGCTGAACCATTCATTCACGCGCACAGACGGCCCCGCCATTACGCTGAACCAGCGGTTACGAACGGAATCTTCATGCCAGCGGGTATCGCTGTAACGGGTAAGCTGGCGATTCCTGTCTCCTGCATAGCTGAATGACGTCACCATCCCCAGCGTATCCGTAAACTCATAACGGTATTTCACGTTAATCCCGTTAAGATTATCGCTACCGGGAGCGTTCGTCCGGGCATGAAGATACCCCGCGCTCAGCGTGGCCTGCTGCTCAGACGCCCATGCAGGCGCGCCGGATACGGCCAGACAGATGGCTGCGGACAAAATGGCGGCATAAAGTTTACGCATAATTACCTCTCGCTTTTCTGCAATAAAAAAGGCGTCATTTCTGACGCCCGTTCTGGGTTATAAAATTCAGCTGATACTGATACCTGCTGTGGATTTTTTCATCACCACAACCAGCAGATCGCTGATACTGGTTGTTGGTGTCCAGTTATTCGCTCCTGATGAAGATACGGTGAATGTCAGTGTCAGCGTCCCCTGTCCGGCAGGCATATCTATAACTGAGGAAAATACGCCCTGAACATCCGTCGTGGACTGATTAAAAATCTCCTGACCATTGCGGGTCACTCTTAACCGGCAGGTTGAATACCAGTATGACTGTTGGTTATTACTGTTGAAATTCTCATGCTTACCACCGCGGAATAACACTGGCGGTATCATGACCTGCCGGTCAAACTTCTGATCATCACTGATTCTTACCGTGATGTGCACTGGCATAAGTGCTCGTGCGGGGGAAAGACTTGCTGACCGTTTTGACAATATCGCCTTCAATCTGGTTGGCTGACAGTTTCCCCTTAATCTGACAGTTCTCATTAATCGTGACGTTGTTGAGCGTCCCTGAGTTCGCATTCACACTGCCACTGATATCCGCATTTTTCGCCGTCAGTCGCCCGTCCGGCGTCAGGGAAAATGCCGGAGGATTGCCGGATGACGTGATGCTCACCGCAAACAGACGTTTCAGGAACACGTCGTTCATGAACAGCTGATTCCCCTGCGCCACAAATAACGGCGTGCTGTTGCCGCTCTCCGGATTTATCATCGCGATACGGTCAGCCAGCAGCAGTATGTTGCTCAGTGGCTGGCCATCAGTATCCTCAATCCCTGCACCAATCCCGGCCACATAGGGAATGCCGTCTTTCGTTTTTTGAACCTTCAGCATGTACAGCGCAGCCAGGTCATCATTTGTGTCCTTCTGCACGCGCTGTATCTGCTGAATGGTGGCGCTCTGGTCTTCCAGCGTTTTACTGACCGTCTGTGTGATTTCATTGCGGGTTTCTGTGATGGTGGTCTGCATTTCCGCCATCTCGTCCTTCAGCTGACTGTTGTCAATCTCTGCCCACAGCGCCTCTGCCAGATGCGTTTTTCCTATCTTTTCCCGGAAAAGTTCCAGATAGCCCGCAGCATCATTGCTCGCCCGTCCACTGGCTTCCACAAAAGCAGATTTACCCACCAGGTTGACGCTGCGCACATAAAACCAGAAATCCTTTCCGGGCTTAATGTGCGGACCGGAGACACTCCACTGACTGCCGGTCCCCAGACTAGCGGGCAGAGGTTCCACCTGTGCGGCGTCTGCAATTTTGCCTCCGAAAACCAGAACTCAAACTGCACCGTCGGGTCATAAATGGTCAGTTTCGGGACTGCCGTTATCTGAAAATACCCCGGCGTCAGTTCAACACCGGCAGGCGCTGCCGGTGCGTTAATCCGGAAGGTGGTGGTGGCCGGTTCGCCCTGCTGGCCATAACTGTTAATTGCCCTGACTGTCAGGGTGTATTCCCCGAGCGGCAGACCACTGAAACGATGCTCTGTATCCGCAGTGATGGCGGTGGTCACCAGACGGCTGTCTTCTCCGCTTCCGCTGGTCAGGCGCAGACTGAAGCGCACACCCTTCACCACCCGCGGCCGTGTCCCATTTCGCCTCGTGCCAGATACTGACCGTCAGCCGCGCTCACTCCACCGTCAGGTGCTGTACTGCCGGCGGGATGACGCTGTTCAGCGAACCGGACAGTGGCTCAAAGCTGGCCCCGTTATCCACAATGGCTTCTTTTTCCGGCACATGCTGCACTGCCGTGATGGCAAAGGTACCGTCCGTGTTTTCCCGGATGGAAACACAGCGGAACAGGCGACGACGCAGTGACGGCAGGGAGAGTCCCCACACACCGTATGTCTCCACGCCATCCGGCAGGGTGCTGACCTGTATCCGGTCCGGCGCGGGGTGTGCAGTGATGGCCACGCTCACCGGCTTACCGCTGCCGTTAATCAGGTTCACCGTGGCGGCACCTGTCTCCGGCAGGGTCACCTCACGGTCCAGTGTCAGGGTGCGGCTGGCGGCATC